GGTCGGTACCGGCCAGGGTGATCTTGTTGTTGACGCTGTAGTTCGCCGCGTTGGTGGCGATCTCGGCCTGCTCAATCTCCAGCGACAGCGACATGATGTTCATGCTCTCGTTGGTCGCCTGGGTACCCAGGTCGATGCCGGGCACCTGGTTGGCGTCCTGCATGTGTTCCCAGGGCACCTGGCCTTCCAGGGCGTCCTGCACCAGGGCGAACGGCTTACCCTCGTAGCCGAACTGCACGCGCTTGGTGTTGGAGCCCGGGGCGCGGCGGGTCTTGTACCGCTTGAAGCTCTCGCGTCCGAACTCGATGATCTGCCCGCCGCGCTGCTTGACCGGCACGCGGGGGAATAGGGCGAAGCCCACGCGCTCAGGGTGTCGATACCCCTGGGCGACGTTGGACAGAATCGGATCAATGACCCGGACTTGCTGGTTATTCATAGGCATGGTTTAACGTCTCCTTAACTCGTGTTTATGCGCCGCTTACCGGCGCAGCAGAACTTCGATGAACTCGCCCACGCCGGCCGCCGAATCCAGGGCATCGGCAAACACGTATTCCGGCATCTCACCGCCAGCGAGGATCGGCCCATTAGCTGCCGTTGACGTGACGCTAGTCGCGCCGGCGGGAACGTTGATCTCACCGCTGGTCGGGACGGCCCGCCCCTGGGCGTCGATGATCAGGCCGTCCCCGACATTGATCGCGGCACCGGTCTCGATGACGGTGGTGCCAACCATGTCCACGCTGAGGGTGTCGCCATCGACAGCGTCAAAGGTGGCCACACCAGCGACCTTCTGGCCCTGGACGGTGGCCTGGGAGCCATTGAAGCCGATGGCACGGTGGGCACTGGCCGCACCGACGGCGATCAACGTGCTGGTCAAAACTGCAATTTTCTGGCTCATACGGCACCTCCTCGCTGGACGGCGCGCACGGCCGTCACGTAGTCACATTCGTTACGCTCCTGGTACGCCAGCGCCTGGCGATGCAGTCGCACCTTATCCGGGTCGGCCTGGTAGCCTTCCGGGGTCTCGAAGCTGTCGGCGGCATCATCACCACCACCCGCGCCAGCACGCTCGCTGTAGTCCACCGCCTGGGGCAGCTCTTTCAGGAACTCCTCCAGGAAGGCGCGGCCGTTGGTCTTCACCTTGTCCCTGCCTTCGCCGAACTCCAGCGCGCCCTCGGCGTCCTGGCTGGCCATGAACGCCACCAGGCCGTCGCGGTGCTTGGGCAGCACGCGGCCCTCGGTCACCAGCTGGTCGACCATCTTGGCGCTGTCCTCGGTTTGCTGTTGGCGGGTGCGCTCGGCGAACGCCGCCTCCTGTTCCTTGATGCGGTTCTCCCGCGCCTCGATTTCCTGGCGCTGGCGCTCCAGTTCTTGTTTGTCCACGTCGGTCACCTCCTGGGTGGTCTTGGGTTGCGGTTGGGCGGGCGCGTCGGCCTCGCTGTAGGCGGGTGAATCCGGCACCTCCAGGTGCTCGATCTCCCAGTCGGGCAATACCTGGTCGGCGGCCTCGCGGCCTTTCTCGCCGATCAGGTGCTCGCGCAGGCTGCGGAACAGACGCTGCACCACCCCCGGGCGCACCTCGCCGAACTCCACCTCGACCACATCCATGTCGCCATCGGTGAACTCGATCTGCTTCAGGCCCTTGATGGCCGGCGGCTGGGCACCCAGAAAGCCCACGTGGCGCAGGTAGTAAACGCCAGGCTTCGGGTTAGCGGGGGAATCGGGGCGGTAGAAGCTCGCGGACACCTTCTTGAAGCGTCCAGCCTCCACCAGCTCGGCGAACTGCGGCTCCACCTGGTCGGGCTCGGCCTCCAGGCTCTCGCCATAGTTCAGGGATTTGACCCAGCCGTAGGCCGGGTGGTCATGGCTGGGGTGGCCCACAACCATGGGCGCTTCATGGAGCGCCGGATCGTAGGCATCGGCGGACGCACGCAGCTCCGCCTCGGTAAACCCGATGGTCTCGCCGGACATTGCGGTGTGCTTGCCCGGCCGGAAAATTTCGATTCGCTGCATAGCGGCCTCCCGTGTTCGTGGAGGCCAGTATCAGGACAATCGCCGGAGGCAATAAGGTGCAGGACTTCAGTGGGTAGGAAGGAGGGCGGTCGAGGGGACGGAGAGGCGGCGCGGGTACGCACGGACCACGCAGCCACCAGACAAGGCAGGTGGCAAGCTGTTTAAGACCCGTTTAACGGCTCGCCCAGCGGCTTAAAACCTTTCTGGCGGGCCTACGTTGCGCCCCGCCCTTAGAACGGCCCTCAGGGGGCGCACAGCGCGCGCCGGTTATCGGGCTGTTTCGGGCAAGGCGTGCCGAGTCAGGATGGCATCGATCGCCTGGCGGTCGCTATCGGACACCCCCAGGTACGGCCGCGCCGGAATCTCCACCTGCTTGACCAGGGCGAATTCGCCACCGGAGCGGCCGATCGCCAGCGCCGGCGCACGCCTGGCTCGAATAGTGCCGCCCAGCTGGTGGATGGCGCCATAGATCTTGTTGGTGCCTTGCTCCAGGGAGTGATTGCCCGCCTGGTAGTGGATGGAGCCGCGCAGGCCGGAGCCGCCGCTCTCGGTCAGGATCTGATTGTTGCGCTTGTTGGCCTTGGTAAACTCGGTCAGCGGCTCCCAGGGGTTGCCCTCGGGGTCGGTCTCGGTGCGGAAGCGCTCCTCCACAGAGCCCTGCAGGTGCTCGCCAATCTCCAGCAGCGCCGGGCGCAGGCTGCCCATGTTGCGCACGATCTGGTCCAGCGCGTCGCTGGTGACCTGGTCGCGGATCTCGGTCTTCAGTGCGATGCCGGCCATGGTTTACTCCAGGTCCTCGGGGTCTTCGCGCAGGCGGGCGCGGATCTCGCCCATCATCGCGGTGCCCAGGGCGTCGGGCAGCTTGCCGCGTTTGCGCTCCACGGTCTCGCGGGTGCGCTCGGCCACGCTGCGCCCCGGCGGGTAGTTCCAGCCCGGGTCCACGCCCACCGGCACATCGTCCTGGCGCTCGCCGGTCGGGTCCTGCCAGGGCTCGCGCTGCACGCTCGGGGCATTGTCCGGGGCAGTCTTGCCCAGGCGCTCCAGGTCATCACGGCCCACGGCCACCACTTTGCAGCTGCAGCCCCAGCCGTTGGGCGGGTAGTGTTCGTTCCACCAGGGATCGTCGGCGCGCAGCACCAGGCCGTCCCAGCTCAGGTGCTCGGGGCGGGGGTCGGCGCTGCCGCCGTGCAGGTAACGCCAGTACGGGCGCACCCGCAGCAGGTCCGGGTCGGTCAGCTGGGCATGGCGGCCGGCGGCGTAGGCGGTGCGCAGGTTGGTCTCGTAGATCACCCGCGTGCGCCAGCCACGCCCGCCGCGATACTCCCAGCCGGTGCGCTCCACCGTCTCGTCGAAGCGCTCGCGGAACTGTTCCAGGGTGGTGCCCTGGCTGATCGCCTCGTCCACGGCACCGCGCAGGTCGTTCAGCAGATCCGCCTTGGCGGCACCCGCCACCATGAAGGCGCTGTCGTGGGCGCCTTTCCAGACGTTGGTCCAGCGCTCGGTGGGCAGATTCACCTTGTTGCGAAAGAAGGCGATCGCCTCCTCGAACGGCAGATCCTTGTACTCGACGGCCATTACTCGCCCTCGTTCACATCAGCCCGGCCGGACAGCTCAGCCGTGGCGATGGCCTTCTGCATGACCTTGGCCAGCTGGTCGCTGGGCATGTCCTCGTAGAGGTTCAGCAGCCCCTCGCGCAGCTCCTCCATGGTGGCGGCACTGTCCACCAGGCGGCGCACCGGCTCCATCATCTCGCCCCAGGCGGGCTCGGCCTCGCGCTCCAGGCGGTCCGCCATTTGATCTCCCCGGCGCTTGGCGCTCTCGTCGTCGCGCTCGGCAAAGCCCAGGGACGGTGGCGGTGGGCGGTTGTCCACTTCCCAGCCTTCGCCGTAGTGCTCCTCCACATACTTCAGGGTCGGGCGGTAGCCCAGGCGGGCCACGCGCTCGTCGCGCTCGGCCAGCTTGTTCAGGTCTTCGGGCTGTTCCATCTTGCGCCATACGCGCGGGGTCTTGGCGCTGGGGTAGTTCCACTCGGTCAGCCATTTGGCCACCGACTGATTGAACGATTCGCACACCACATCGGCGTCGGCCTTCACGATGTCATCGCGCACGTCGCCGGCCATGTCCTCGCCACCCAAACGCCCGGGTGCGCTCTCGCTGGAGCCGGTATGGCCCAGGACCACCTTGGCGATCGCCCGGTCCATGCGGTCATACAGCGCGGTGTAATCGGCGGTGCCGCTGCGGGCCGCCTCGATCAGCTCGATCTGCATGCC